TTTTGGAACGCACATACAGGATAATTAATCTTTCCTTATTATATAATGAAAACGCCCGTGAGTGTTTTATTTTCAGTCATAGCATACTGGTTGGCTATATTTGGTGTCATGTTGGTACCCACATTCACCAACATATACTGGTTCAACCTCATCTGGTTAACTATGGTTATACCAAATGTTCTCCGTCTCATCGTAAACACGATTCCCCGTCTTGCAGTTGACCGCATCTTTTTCTTCGCGACGACTATGTTATCTATGATAAGTATGTATTTCATTAACAAGATTTGGGATGCGTCCAAGTCAGCTGTGGAATCTACAAAAGATGACAGGAAAAAGAAGCAGATTTTAACCTTCTTGCTGATGTCTACTTTTGCCGGTGGTGCTTTAATAACATATTTTGCGGGTATTGACAATTCCATCTACAGTAACATGGGATGGGAACGTTAAGGCTTGACAATGTAGTCTTTTACAAAGAAAAAGACGATAGCTGCCACAGCTCCAGTTGAGGCGAGACCAACAAAACTTCTACCCCCTTGTTCGTTAAGGAACTTAGGGATAGAGGTCGCAAGCTTATCTTGAACTGGTTTGCTGATAGCAAGAGCGGTACAGGCCGCGACAACGACCGCTGTGAGCTGATCGTCGGTGAGATTGAGGGGGTTCTTACTTTCCACCTTTGTCTCTTCTGGGGGAGTGTAGCTTCCTTGGGGTTGGGGAGCGGTCATTTGAGGCATCATACCCTGCATCCTAGGTTCATCGGTCATCATTGGAGGTTCCATCATGATATCGTTAATAGGAGTAGAATCCATCGTCTCTTTATTTCCGTGTATATTTTTTTCGGGGTGATTATTCACGAATGCGGTAGAGGCATTGTTGTGAAGTGGAACCATACCTTCACCATCATCCGAAAGATTTAATGTGTTTACTTGGGGAGAAGCCATTAATATAGTACACGTTTTTTCATTTCTTTTTTATCACGCGAAGAGCGGTTTTTTTTGTAGCTTTTTTTGCATCATCTTCTTTTTGTTCTAAATGTTTGGGATTATACATCTTTTTGTGAAGTCTCCAGAGTTCGGGACCCCCCACTCTAAAGTTTTTCCTGAGAGATGCCTTGTACCAAAATACACAATCCTGTATCTTATTAGATTTCACGGTGTTATCCAAAACTAGACATTCATAGTTCTCTGTACATGCGTCCATAACCTTACAAAACATATCAAAAGATGGGAAGATACCAAAGAATGATTTATATAACTTCTCTCTATTCTGGATAATATTTTCTCGAAGAATAAAAACATAATCCACATTGGCTCTAAGTGCTGGTGGAAGATCCATAACGTATTGCATCGTAAGCATGAAGAAGATTTTCCAGTGTCTGCCATTCATGAAGCATTGACGAATACACGTATCTTTCAAAAATTTCGAATCGTACATGCAATCATCTAAAAGCATAAATGCACCGCAATTTGTTTTACCTGCACCGACCAACTTTCTTTGTCGTGCCATCACTCTTTCTATCGCATCTCTGTCATAGTCTCCATAAATGAAAAGGTCTGGAATAAACTCTGAATAAAAATGGTTACCTTCTTCTGTTCCCGATAAAACTATACCAGCTGGAAGATGCTTTTTATGGAACATGATATCTTTTACTAACGTAGATTTACCAGTATTACGTTTACCTATGAACACACAAACCCTATCATCTGTAATCGTCTCAGGTTTGAACTTCCTCAACTGAAGGTTCATTCTAATGTAATGTCTCGTTTTATTTACCAAAATTTTACTCACATAATGTAGGAATGGCTGGTCGTTTAAGACTTGCCGCCACAGGAGTCCAAGATGAATGGCTCACAGGTGAACCACAATATTCTTATTTCCTGATGAATTTCAAAAGACATACAAAATTTTCCATAGATACATTTGAAAATCAATTTGATGGTGATATATTATTTGATCACACGATTGAGTGTAAAATACCAAGTAGTACAGGGGATCTTATTAAACACATGACGCTCAAAGTTACCCTCGAAGATCCTCAACCAGATCCTGATTCAAATGTAGTAGGTGGTTTATCAAATTGGTCTCCGGGTATTATTTCACATTTAGTCGAGTATGCTGAACTTCTTATAGGTGGTCAGGTTATTGAAAAAATAACTGGTGAATATATTCATATTCATCAACAACTTCATAATACAGATGACGATGTACAGCAGTCATTGTACTTCCTAAATGGTCATCTGAGACAATTACCATATGATAACACGTATACATACTTTATGGATATTCCATTTTACTTTTATAGAAATCCCACACTTGCCATTCCTATATGTGCATTGTCAAAACAACAAGTTTCTGTTCGAATTAAAATCAGACGTCTCCAAGATCTTGTTTTCGGTGGAGAAACTGTATTTAATCAATACTTTAACCCCGGTGGTTTAAACGATGGTGATGATGCCCTCAATGATGGTTTGGAAGATAGGTATGAGAGAGATATTTCAGCGGTTATCAGAAAATTTTCCCTTGATACAGATGTCGTTTACTTGACTGACGATGAACGAAACTTTTTAATGTCTACACCGGTAGACTATGTCATAACACAAGTACAAATGTCTCAATTCAAAATGAAAGCCGGGGAAAATAAAAAAAGTGTCATGTTGAATTTTAAACATCCAGTTAGAGAACTTATATTTTTGTCTCAAGCAGAAGCGGATACAAGTAATAACATTCCAGTGTGGTATAATGAAATTTCAAACGCTGAACTCCGTTTTAACGACCAGATTGTATTCAATCGTTCAGGGAAATTTTTAATGTATGAGCAAGCATTCAAACATCACGTAAACACATCAATTTTAGATAATTCCGCACAAGTATATTACACAATTGGTACATATTCATTTGCACTTAACCCAGAACGTCATTATCCCACAGGACAGGTTAACATGAGTCGCATTTCACATAAAATGTTTACGATTGAAATTACCCCGTTTTACACTAGCTCGGATAATTATACTCGTATCTACGCAGTCAACTATAACGTTTTACGATTCCAGAGTGGTTTAGCTGGTTTAAAATTTTAGATGAATATAATAGTAATGTCTGGTCGCATTCAACTTTTGGTATCTGGACCACAAGAACAATTTTTTACAAGTAATCCAGACTATACACATTTTTTGGAACGTTTTAAAAAACATTCAAATTTTTCAAATCAATATGTGGATATCGATCCCGAGAACCAGGTTGATTTTGGAAAGACGATTCGTTTTAAAGTTGCACAAAACACGGGAGACCTTTTAAAAACACTTAGTTTGAAAGTGACACTTCCACAACTAACTACAGGTGGAACATGTTATATAGAATCCGTGGGTCACGCACTCATAGAATATGTGGATTTGATAGTAGGAGGGACGGTGATTCAACGTTTGACGAGTGATTATCTTCAAATTTACTCTGAACACTATGTGACACAGACCAAGCAAATTGCTCTTAAAAATCTAATAGGTAAATATCCACTCCGAACAGGTGATTTGAGGGTTTCAAATCCAACTATACTTACACATGGTACACTGGGTTCAACGAAGAATGAAGATTTATTTATCGATTTACCTTTTTACTTTTATAACCACCCGGAACTTTCTGTACCTCTGTGTGCCATTAAGTATCAGGAAGTTGAAGTAGAATTTAAACTGAGAGACGCTCGAGATTTAGTTGTACAGACAAATGGAGACTATGCCACATTAACTGAAGACTTAAAAATAAAGAATTCACAACTTTGTGCGGAAGTTGTATTTTTAGACGCAGTTGAAAGAATAAAATTGGAAAATACACAACGAGATTATCTCATTACCCAGATTCAACAAGATGTATTTAACGTTGGTGTAGGTGAAACCTCTTTCCGTGACAAGCTTGATTTTATTAACCCAGTAAAAGAGCTATACTTCGTGATTCAACGTAGTGGAACTACAGGAAATGGAACATCTCAAGGCAATTTTGTCACCATTTTTGATTACGACAACACGTCAAATGTAGCGGGTGACAAATATATACTCTACGAGAACTTGGATCACCTTACAATCACACTTGATGGTAATGATATCGTAACGAGGGATACAGGTACTGTCCCTTTCGTTAAAGCTTGTCAGGCGGCTATACATCATTCAAAAACACAATTGATTCGACGTTTCTATTCCTACAGTTTTGCACTTCAGCCAGAAGAATGGTACCCAACTGGACAGGTTAACTTTAGTCACGTAAAAGAGCAAATTTTAGCCCTAAGTTTAACTCCATGTCCAGATTTTTCCAGGCAAATTCGAGTCTACGCAGAAAGCTACAATATTCTTCGTGTTAGTGAGGGAATTGCGGAAACTCTTTTTGATATTAAACATTAAAGATGAACATGCAAACTGGCTTCGGTGAGGGCGGTTCAGCTATGGCAGATCAATATATGAAGTCTATGATTGACATCATGATGCCCGTAATGGAACAAAGTATGGTATTAGCGGCTGAATATTCCAAGGCGTGTGGAAGAGATGTAATTCTCCCAGAAGACATGGAATATGCATCTAAATATTGTGCGATGAACACAGTTGGAAACAATATTGGATCTATTTTTCCAGATGTGTATGATGAAGAAGAGTCAGATGACGAGACGGAAATTGAAGAAGTGTCTGCCGAAGACTGCCCTACATTTAAGAGGTATTCTGGAGAAGATTTAAAATTTAATCAAGTGAACGAGGCATATGACCGTTGGAACACTTGGGAACCTCAGAGTCCGGCAGAACAGATGTTAAAAAATGCTATTAATAGTAATGAGCACATGGGTGCCTGAACCATGGACATTTTCAGAAGATACATTTAAACCATATGAATGTGATTCAAGCTCTACCAGTTCATCAGACGACGAACCAATTTTTAGTAAAACGAAAACACTCAAAAAAACTAAATATAAAAAAATTGAAAAAGAACCCTTACTTCCAGAATAATTTTCCTCAGGTATAGTATAAAACTTACATAATGGCTGGCGTCATTGATACTGCTATGGACACCGTTCAACTCGTCGCGGCTGAGCTTGAGACTCAGTCGCTTAACTCTATCGTCGCAGGTTTCTCCTTCGCGGCGGCCATGTCTTGGATGGATTTCGTTCGCTGGGTAATTGTCCAGATCATCAAGGTTCCCAAGAACGGTGGTTCTCAGTACGCTCTCACCGCTCTCTTCACCACCCTCCTCTCGGTGGTTGTTTACAAGATCATCTCCATGGTTTCCACTCGTGTTTCCAAGCCTGCTCAACCCGTCTTCGCGATTACCCGCTAATTGGTTTTCGTTTCATCAGAGTAAGAAGAAAAATACCAATCAAAAGAATTATACCAATGTATATGTATTCTCTCCATTCATAAACATTCTCCAATGTGGGAACCTTTATGTCTGTGAAAACATCACTCTTTTTAGTCGTTTCTATTG